GCGTGGTCACACGTGGACTTGAATTCTAATAACATTTGGGGCGACGGCCCTCTGTATGGTATTGTTCCCTACACGACGGATCGTGCTCGCCCTGTGCCTGCTGCTATCCGTCGTATTTTTGCTACAGCTCGCAAAGTACGCTTTGCTGACGCTGTGCCCTCCTCCAGCTCCACCAGTGTTGAGAAACCTGTGGCGGGAGATAAGCGAAAGCGTTGCGGAACTTGTCTTCAGGTCGGGCACAACGCACGAACGTGTAAGCAATAATGTCTTTTGAGGATTGGTCTTCACGCGTTGACCAGAATGCGTCAGGCCGTAGCCGCCCCCGGTGGCGCGACCAACCGTTACCCGATGATTCCGCTCTTGACATGAGTGCTATTACGGCCTCCTCGAGCCGCCGTGCATCTATGTCAGCATCTGCATCTGCACCCATGCTGTCAGCATCTGCACTGTACAGTCAGATGGATCGGCAGATGTTGGGGATAAAGTCTACTAAGCGTCGGTCGAAGTCTGGTCAGTTCAACGTTCGGGCGTTGGATGCCATCGTCGGCTTAGCTGCATCAGGCTATTTTAATCCCCCTAAGAAGCGCAAGCTTCCTTTACCTACGCAAACTGCGCTAGGTTTTATTAATGTCCCGCATTGCGCACCCCCAAAGAGCAAGAGGAAGCGATATTATTAAAGTACATTGCCCCATGGCACAATCTGTCCAGTAGTAGGGTTGGCGATGATCGGCTGATCAACGCGCACGTAGTTCATACCCGTGTTGTACACCTGGACTGTAACCATCAGACTGCTGAAGAGCGTCTGATCAGGCCCTGCTGTACCCCCGGTACAAGCGATAGTGATGACGTTGTCGTTTGCAGTTTCCGTCTGTGCCGTCGCAGGAGACGTGATACGCAAGTGCTGCCCAAACGCAACGGATGTCGTTGAAACTGCCGTGTACGGTAGGACGTTGCCACCGTAGGTGCTACTCCACACGAGATCTGACCAGAGATCGTTGATTTCCTTAATGCCCGTACCGGCGTTTGAGACTGCGGAGATAGTAGCTACGCGTCCGTTCGTCGTTCCGCCTGGATACGGCGAGCTGTTGAGTCTCACGTCGATATCTCCGGAGAAAGCAGCTGGGAACACAAGGTACAACGTGTTGTCTGTTGCGGGGTAGTTGATCCCGTTAGATTGCCAGCTTGTAACCAGTTGCGTACCAATGCGATTCTGTTGGCCCACACCAAACGTCATTTGGTCGATGCGCCCTGGCGTCAGCGGCTGGCAGCTGCCAACCCAGATATCCGTTGGAAGAGTGAGCCCCCGAGTCACGAAGAACTTGGGCTTACGCAGCTGTACCGTGTAACTGACCCACAGTTCACCCATCGCCTGGTTAGCGAAGTTAGCCGGCGTGTTTGAGATGGCCACGTTTAGCGTGCCCAGATCATAAGTCTTAATATCCTCGCTTTGAGGGACCGGCCCTGCGCGAGTGTATTTACCGTACGAACCGCTGTTCATCCGGGGGTCGCACTCGACACCTGCGATGATGTCCTGAGAACACTTGCCGCTAATGGCGCCATCGTACTCCATGGCGTCTTGCTTGTTCTGGAAAGGAGTATCTTCAGCGTTGTACTGCGTAGCCATGATGACACTACCGATCTGACCGTTGGTTGCGACGAAGTCGGTCACCGTCGACCGGTAAGTGAACATCAATTGACCGAAGGTGTATTCATCGAAGTTTGCAGCAATCTGCGACAGCCAAGGGAAGGTCTGTTGCAGTGCAGGATTCAAACTGAAGGTCTGGTTCTGAAATGTGCCAGCCATTTCAGGCCCGAAGATGTCGCAGACATATTCCTTGTGTGTAACAGTGATGGTACTAGGACCATCGCTACCGAAGGACGGGATACCGTCCCCACCACCCCCGTTAATGGTGTTGTTGGTCAGGGCGTAGTTCCCTGCGCCCCAGCCAGTGATATCTGCTGCAGTCTTGCCGACCCACCGGCCAGCTGCCGCAAGTTCGTTGCCTGCACCAACAAGGCTGCCGAGCGACCCGCCCACTAGGCCGCCCACGTCGCGTCCGAAGCCTTCATAGAAACCGTTACCGGTGTAAAGTCCATTGCCACGATAGTGCCAATTCTTTCGAGCTTCCAGCTGTGCAGGCGTAGCCTGCTGCCTCGTCGGGCCAAACTGGGCAACCGATGCAGGCGTGCCACGCACCCACCCAGTTGACTTAAGGTTCTGGTAAGGCTGCCGACGGCGCCGCTTTACCTTCTTGCCCTTAGGCATTCGAACATTCACAGTCACTGCCTTACCCCTCATTTCAGACGGGTTTGGTTTCACCACTTGACAAGCAAAGGCGTCTGAACCTAGGATTAGGTTTATTATTAGGGTTATGGTTAGGGTTAGTCACTGAACCCTAACCCTAACCTTAACCCTAAATGAGTGCTGGAGATAAGGCAGCCTTGCGTTATCTCGAGGATGAAATCATTCGATACAGCACGTTGTTGGAGCCTATACCGCAACGAGCCGTGCACGGTGCGGTAATTCCTCCATTATCTCCGCAGTACGGTCTTACGGCACACTACCGAAGGACGTTGCGGTCTTTACAACAGAGACGCGAGTATCTGTTATATGAGATGGAAAAGCGCGAGGCTTTTCTTGCTGCGATGAAGCGCAGTTACCCCGGAAGTCGCTACTAACCACAACCCGATGAGTTAGGGCGGTCTCTTCCGGGTCTACCGGCAGTTAGGTAGGTGAGCGGCCCCCGCCTCAACCCGAACAAGGGTTTTAAGGTTTATTTTTTTATTTTGAAAGCCACACAACCCGATGAGTTAGGGGCTAAAAAACTAACCTTCAAGGGGTTTAGATTGTGAGCTAAATTCCGGCTGCATGTTGTGTATTTCCCACCGGTCCGCAGACAGCTTGGCCATGTCCGGCAGGAAGTTGGCGAAGATGAGAACGTGTGGGGGTTTGAAGATGACCATGCCAGATTCATACTTACCAGAGAAGAAGATGCCGTCCTTGCATGACTCTATGGCCTCGTACGAGACGAAGTCTTCCAGCGACCGCGGCAGGCCGAAGAGCACAATGCGCGGCTTTTTCTTTGTGACGGCGATAGCCGACTTGATGTCCGCAGATTTGCCCTGCACGTAGATGGCCGGTGATAGGTTGCACACTATGTGTTTGGCGAGCGACGTCTTGCCCATACCACCAACCGGGTCATAGTACCAGTGAATCTTGCGGTCGTCAGGATCCGTCTTAAGTAACTCGAGCACTTCGACCTGCCATGGCCGCAGTGATTCGAGTTTGAAGACGTACGGAGCCACCTTTGGCTCCGGCAGCTCTGTGCCAAAGAGCCATGGGCCGCCGATGCGGCCGTCGTCTTTGGAGCAGTACAGGAGCGAAGCGTCCCAGTCCTTGCACGGCTCGAGGTGCCAGCCTTCGATGATCTTCACCACAATGGGGAAGTAGCTGGCAGACTTGAGCTGAAAGCACCCCTGAAAGTGGGGGGTGCCGGAGGCACCCACTTCTTTCTGGAAGCAGTAGACCGTAGACCGTAGACCCAGCGTCGCCGCCAGCGCGTCGCCGTCGATGGTCGGGTTATTGAGTGTGAAACACCAACGTCTTGATTGCGGCCCTTGATGCGATGGCTGCAAGGGAAGAGCAAAAGAAAGTACCATTACTGACTGGAGAAACCACTGGAAACAGTGGTTATAGTATTACCTCCAGTCAGTAGACCTGCGATACCGGCTTTAGGGAAGCAGGTCTCTCTCTCTCTTCAAGACTTCTGAACTTCCTCGACGAGCTCGAGGATCTCATCGATCACCCAGTCGGCGGGGGCATCGGTGATGTATTTGTTGATAACAATGTTCTGAAGCTTGATCACAAGCTCGTTCTTTGTGATTGAACTCACCTTGATTTTCTTGGCAGGCGGCGCCGCCGCCGCTTCGATCTCGAAGCCCGCCCCGACCGGGCCCGGGTCGACGGAAGTCGGGCTGATGCGTTTCTTGAGCGCCTCGGTGCGCTGGATGTGCGCGGCCAGCGTCGCGTCCGCGTGCACCTGAGCCGCCATGACGACCTGCTCCAGCGACACGTCCGGCTGCGCGCAGGCGTAGCCGCTGACACAGGCGTCATACGCCTTGTCGATTTGAGAGTGGGTCATTTTTGCAGTGATTTTTGCGTGCACTGGCACGGAGTCTCAGTGTCACGCGGAGTTACTGAGTGATCGGTTGACTCGTACCTGAAGCCGTTAGGCGGTTACTCAGATCAAAGATCTGAGCTTATTTGGGGTATGATTGCATCATGCATGCTATGAAAAAACGGTGAGTACTTATACTTGCATCACGAATAATTAAATAAAGCTTTAGCGCCGGCTTGTTGAATTTTTGTGATGCACACCCTTGTGTGCTGCCGCTTTTGATTTCACTACTTGACAAACAAAAGCGGCAATTTATGTCT